TGAATATATCTGATGCTTTAAAGTAAAAGGCATGATACCTCTATTCTGCCTGTTTATGTAGGTCATTGTAACACCTGTTTTATCATTAAAGAATAAACGGTATTGATTCTTTGCTCTAACCTTTACGGAGTTTATAGCTTTTTCTTTTTGTTGTTGCATATAAGGATCAATAGCATCAGATGCAACAGCTGCTTGGAAGTCACCAAACGCTTGAACTGTAAATATAGAAGTAAGTCCTCTATCATCTAGAAAGAATGTTTGATCCATTTTTTGCAACGTATAGGGTATAGCTCCGGTTCCTTGATGGAATCTTTTAAGAGCCCAGTCCAGAGCTGAAGAACCATACAACATAAAAGTTTCATTTCTGGTAAAGATAGACATTACATCGTTTACTTCTGTTGAGAATCCTGACACAACATCACCAACAGAAAGTTCGGCAGCTCCAGTTATTACGCTCCATTTGTTAGGCGCTGCAATACTTGAATGTTGAATAGAGCCGCTTGGAAAAGAATAAAATAAATGTTTTGTGTGAGCTATAATATGCTGTGGTTTATCTACAGATGTGCCTGTGCTTATCTTTATAAATGTAGTACCGTCCCAAGAAAATCCCTTATCAACAGTATTGACACCATACATAGTAATGCCAGACGTGTTACCCCTAAAGTTATAATTTATAAACTCGTACTTACCATCAGGATTAATTGTTTGCTCGTATATAGTACCGTTAGCTTTTGCTACAGTAACAGAAGTTGGTTGAGATGCTCCATTAACTTCAGCTCTTTTAACTCCACCAACTGTAATATCTTCTCCATCAGTCCATGTTCCACTATTGTTTTTTACTGAAAAGTATCCAGCAGCTGTTCCTGCTGCAATAGTTCCGCTAGTAATAACAACACTTGTTACTTCAGCAGTCTCTCCAGATGTTCCACCAGTAATAGTATCTCCAGCACTTATTTCTATTGTTCCTACATCGAAAGAAAGAAGTGGCATTTGAATATCTTCATCATCAAGGAATCCGCCAGAGATATTGGTAAGGACCATAGTTCCTGTAGCGCCTGTTTCCCACAGCCCATGATAGCTGATACCCTGAAGGTCTCCGCTTGCTCCACTAGTTGCACCAACTAAAGTTGTTGGGGTTCCTGTATCTCCAGGAGTAGGCTCGCCACTTGTAGTAGTACCATCAAAATCTAACGCTTGTCCAAGCTCTACTTCAGTCCATCCAGTAGATGACGACTTATACATACCAGCTGTTGCGCCACCTGTTTTATTTCTAAATGCATAGATATTGCCATTATATACCCATACACCAAGAACAGAACCTTCGCCCGGAACAATAGTAATAAGGTCACGTTGGTTTTCAATACGTTCTTGAAGCTCCGGTAAAAGATTTGCGTCCGCGTTCGCATCCCTTAAAACCGGATCGCCATAGGCATACGCACTGGCGTAGATTCCCATTATCCAATCCTAGTTACATTAAGTTGACCATACTGCAAAATCATGTTTTGAGATGAGCCGTTGTCATGTCTCAGCCTTGATAAAACATCCGTGTGGGTTGTGTGTCCTGTAGTGTCTACAAAACCAGAAACGCTAATGGCGGCTGCTTCAGATGTGCTACCAAGTAAACGCTTTACTTTATATCCAGTTTCAGTAATTGAACCTCCATCTGCCTGAGTGGCTAAAAGCCAAGTCCAAATAATATTTCCTGCTGTTCCTTGCTTGTATGAAATATTCATTTCTAAATTAAAGATTCCTTTAGTGTAAATACGAATATGATCATTAGCATAGTCAGAAGAAGCGCCATAACTAGAGCCATCTGTGTCATCAAGGCCGTTTGCTCCTGAACTTCCTGATGACCAATCAAGAGTAACTGTAGTTCCATTTGCAACAGCCTGCGCTGTAGGAGTCCCATCTGCCGCATTGTTGTTTATATTTGCATAAGAACCCATCACAGAGACAACATAGTCTCTCATGTCTTGAGCCGAAATAGAGCCAACAGTATTATCTGGGAAACTGGTCCCAAGTAAGTATGCTCTGGTACGTCTAGTATCTGCCATTATTTATACTCCATATTAAATGCGCTACCATAGGCGCTATCTGCGTTAAAAATATTTATTGTTTCACCAATCTGAAATTGACCACTTACAACTGAATAGTAGATATAACCCTGTGCATTGTCATTTGAAAATGATCCACCGCTAGCACCATCTTCAATTCCTTCTATCTCTACCTGAAGTATTACCCCAACAGCAGCAGTAGTCGCACCTTTAATAAGATCTCCAGGAGATGGTATGTTAAGTAAAAAACCTATATCATAACCAGCGCCAAACTGATCAAACAAAGATGTACCAATAGTAAATGGTATCCTGTAATAAACAATATTTGATGGAAGAGTTTGACCATCTGCTCTCTCATATCCATCTAACCTTTGGTATCGACCTCTGATATCAACCTCAAAGTTATCAGCAGATACGCACTCGCCAGGACTTATAGATAAAGCAGGATCAACAAGGTTTATTCCACCAGTAAATGGAAAATACTTTGACTGAAGTCCTGAAGGAGCTAAACGCCTATTTCTTAATTTTGTCATTCTGGCCTAACTGTATAATTAAATAAGTCTTGAACTTTAGAAAACCTTCTATTCTTTTGGCCTGGAAGTTGGTCAGCTTCTAACTTGTCAAGCAAATCTTCAAAAGAAGCCAACGCACCGCTAAGTATTTCAGGAGCATCTTCATTCTCGCCATAATATATTTTTGCTCTAGCAATAATCATATTGTGAAATCGTGGAGGAATAGAAGATACATCTAAATCTGCTGCTAATTCTGTAGGAACTCTGTAGTATTCTGCAGATATAGTTGTAGTAGAATCTGGGGTAGGCCAAACATCTATAACGTTATCGGGTTTAATAGAGAAAACTTCTGGAGTTCCTGAGTCTATTACACCAAGCTTGTACTCAAGTCTATATGGCTCCCAATCCATAAAGTCTAACTGTTGATAGTCATCTGTAGCTTTACTAAAGACAATAGAGTCTAACTTCCAATTGCCTAAATTTGCTGGAGAGGTTAGAGTAGACACTCCAACCGAAGGGGTTATAGTTGTTTCGCTCCAAAGATAATCCCAGTTAAACCACCTACGCTGTATATCTAGATCTGCGTTTTTAATGTAGCGAACAACAGCAAGCTCTTCTTCTGAAAGATCAGAAGCTGTTACACTTGATGGACCAGTTCCAGGAATACCTATATCTCTGGACATATCTTGGCATAATTGTAAGTATGTACTCATTTTAAGTTCTTCGCTATATCCATGTAAACTTTACCTACTGGTATTTTAGATGCACATAATGCACCACCTGTTTCTTTATCCCTAACACAAGTGTCAAATCCGTGATGCATCTTATGACAAGGATAACACTCTGCTTCAAATGGCTCAAAGGTTGTGGTGTTATTCCAGTGCTTGCTTAAATTTTCTTTTGATGAGTGAGATAAGAATAAGCTCTTATGTACTCTGCTGTAGTTAGAAACAGAGTTTAATACTCCTGTCTCTGGCCCTACAATTACATTGCATAGTTTGGCTAAAGTTAAAACATCTCTTATAGGCCACTCACCAGATGTAGTTATTACCCTGCTTTCTTTTTCCCATCCTTGCTCAAGAAGTTTACATGCGTAATCACCTACTGTGATAAATGTAACATCTTTTCGCATATCAAGAAACCTAGCCATTAAAGCATCATTTCCAGGCCAGACTTTATGCACAGAAGATCCAGATAAAACATTCATAACAAGATGTTTAGTTTTTACTTTCTTCTTTTTCCAATCCCTCATTCTGGATTCTTCTTTTTTTGTTGGGTAGAATGATGTGTCAAACTCATAATCTACACCAGCAATGTCATGCATTCTCTCCATGTAATTAACATTACATTCTGCATGAATATCTTCCTTATTCCATTTAAACCTTTCATCTCCTGGAATAAGAACTGGACCTTGTTCTAACTGAACCGTCCTGTCTCCAACAACTAATAGGGTTCCCTCTACAGATTCTGAAAATTGAATCACCTTGTCAAATAGCCCATCAAAATGCGCCCAGTAATCATCTAGTTTATCTGGATATATTTGATTAGTTCTTTGTACTAAAAGCTCATCAACGTAAGGATTAGATCTTAATATATCTTTTCCTGTTTCATTAGTATTAACACAAACTCTGTATCCCTGCTTTTGTAGTAGTGGCAGAACTGAACTTGTCTGCAGTATGTCTCCAAAAGCCCCGTATCTAATTACACAAACTGTTTTTTCTTTTCTTATTCCACCAAAGTCTTCGGGAGTAAAGTCAGAAATTTCCTTTTCAGGAACTTTTATTATTTTCAAGTTGTCCTCTTTTAGAAGCCCCATCCTGACACAGTCATTCCAGACCGTACCATTTTTCCATTAACTCTGGCTTCATTGTTAGATCGCGGCTGCTCTGCAGAATACTCTCTGCAACGCTCATCGAATAGTTGATCGCCGCTTGTGAATCCTTTTTGCTTGGGCTCGGTAGAACCATAGCTTTCTTTGGGCGCTTCTTCTAGGTCGCCCATGTACGCAGTTATTACATTGATTTTCATATGATTACCTTACCCTGTAGGTTGGCTTAGGTTACATCTATATAGGTCCCAGGGAGCATGAAAAAGCTGTTCCCTACGGCCTTAGAATTGAAATGAATTGGGGGAGAGTTGCCCCTCCCCCGCATCAATTAGGCTTGCTCGAACTTCCCTTTTGAGGGAGCACTAACACTGCCTTTTGCGATACCCATAGGTTTCTGATCTGGGCCTTTGCTGTCCATCCCCATTGAAGCTAGGGATTCTCCTGCAAAAGATTTCTTCTCAGACAAACCGTTATCGGGCATTTTGCCACTTGCACTATCTTTCATAATTTCCTCCTAGTACCATTCAATCATGACATGAACATGCGCCTGACCAGCAGGAGTACCGCCAGTAGGAGCTTTCAAAGTCAGATGAATATCGGTATCAGCTGGAAGTGCGTCGAGCACAAGGTCAGCAGCCGTGTCAGTCAGGCTCTGCTGAGCACCAGCAGCAAGCGTACCTAAACCCATGTTTACGTACTGCGTACCAGCGGCAGAAGAACCAAGATTGACAGCACCTTCCGTAGCGACGGCATTGAAAGTTTCGATAGCTTCAACATCAATCTCTTTGATGCTACCTTGCTTTCCTTCTGGACCACGAATAATCATGGAACCAGTGCCTGCACCAAAGTCGTGGTAATAGCTGAATGCATAAGGACGTGGATCGCTGTAACTCATAACAATTTCTCCTTAAGATTGGCTATCCCACATCACGATGCGTGACTGGGCTGCTTGTGTGTGAACGAGGCCGAAACCTCCCAAGTAATACCACGCAATACCGCGGTCACGTCCAAAATCGCCAGGAATTTTTCCACGGATTTCTTCAGGAACAGCGATAGCTTCAGCAACAGTATCTTCACCAAAGAACAGGCACCAATCGGACTTGCCGTTGGACCATGCACTAGCTGAAGTACCGAGAGCTGCGGCACCTTTGTGAGTCTGCTCAACGAAACGCACACCCTCGTAACGACCGATTTCGCCGTTCATAATCATCTGGAAACCAGCATCAATATACTGCTTGATTCCTTCAAGATCATTCTTTAACTGACGATAGGTCGAGGGACGCGAGATTGAGTAATAATCATCATCAGCATACGCTGGGATGTTACGCTCTTTCATTTCGTCAACAATCAACTTAACGTGCTCTTTACCAAGAGCAATGTTGTTAACCGTTGCAGACGCACCATTCTCTGTAACCACCAAAGAAGTCGTACTCGTACCTGCAGTAGGCGTGACGCGAACTTTCGCGGCATCGAACTGCGCAGCAGCAAGATTATCGAATCCTTTAGTAGCATCGTTTTTCAGCACTTTCCGGATAACTTCGGCCACAGGCTGCTCAGAGAGATCATCCAATTTACCAGTGTACGGTACGCTGTTACCAGCTTCCGTAATGGTCATGGTTCCCTGAGAAATAGTGAACGAGGTTTCTGGGATGGTGCTGGTTTCTGTTAGTGTCGTGCCTTGCGTGGCAACGTCACTGTACACGTTCCAATGGAATGTATCACCGCGATGTAAGCCCTGATGCGCTGCGTCTTTTACGTCGCAGAACTGACGGAACTTGACCATCGGCTGAACTGCCATCCGAAGAAGGCGGCTCAGGTTGTCAGCATACATATAACCACCAGAGGTGTTAACTGACCATACTTGTCCAGCCATAATTAACCTCCAAAAGAGTTATAAGTTTTGGCCTCTAGCTTTACGCATTTCTGCAACAATTTGAGATGGTGTCATAGGGACATCATTCTTCGCATTGCCAGCCGAAGCCCTTACGGATTTAGGTTGTCTCACAATTTTTTGCTTGCGATTAACCCGTTCATTTGAATCATTACTAGTTCCAGCCCACTCACGAGTGTACTCAGCAGCTGCATTGATAATCTGCGACGGTGTCCAATTAGGATTTTGCTCCGTTAGGGTAATCGTCTTCCTATCTGCAATCGCTCGAAGCTCCTCAGATTGTGCAATATCTGGATAGTTTTCATTAAAAGATCTTACCGCATCCTCTAATTCAGACTGATATGCTGCCCTCTGAATATGCTCTTGCTCTGCTTTTTTTCTTGCTTCGTGAGAAAGAATAGCTTGATTTACAACCTCTTCTACATTTTGGGTGGCATTGCTGCGCCCACTATTTGCCAAGGTCCTGAGTAGTTTAGCAGCCTCCGCTGCGTCATCCTGGAATAATGCTTCATGGTATTTTTCGACAATGTCTTCAACACCGTCAGCCTCTTCCGTTTGCTCAACGTCCTGACCGGATGGTTGAGAATTTAACATTCTTAATTGTTCTTGAATCTGCTGCTCTCGATACATAAGCTCTCGCTCTTTAACAGCAGCAGCTTGAAACTTTTCTTGAGATGCACGATCTTTCTGGTGAGAAGACTTTAAAGAATCAAATGGTACATCTACTTCTTCACCATTGACTTTAACTTTTGTAACCCACTGTTCTCCATTAAACCATACTGGCGCATCTGGAGTTTCCTGAGCTTCTTCTGCTTCTTCTTCTACGTGCTCTTCTTCCCTACGTCTGTTATAGATCTCCTCTAAAGCCTTTTCCCTAGCGGAAAGAGGGTTTATTTTAGGCATATCAAGATCATTAACAGCTTGTTCTTCAACAACTTCTTCCGACTCTAACGCATCCTGAACTTCTTCTTGGGTAGCGTTTTCCATATTACTATCTCCTTATGGTTCTAACACACCAGAAGATTTGTATTTTGAAATCTTATCAGCATTCTCCCCTTCTTGTATAATACTGTCAAACCACTGCAGCGTTTTTAAGGGTGTTGAGAGATCAGAAACAATCTTCCGGTACTCTTTTAGTTCTTCTTCTGAAGAACCCTTAAATCCGTTTAAACCAATATCTTCTAAATTATTAATTCCCTTTATGTATTCATTTAGGGCTTTTGTTAATATTGCTTTACCTACGGATGTATTTAAAAAATCTTTTGTAGTATGACCTATTCTTATTCTTTTGACTAAGTCATCAATCCCGACTTCACGGGGATCATAGTAATCCATATTATCCTACTGCGTAAGGTATTTTACCATAGTCGTCTCTAGCCATTACTCCAATGTCGCCTTCGTCAACCATCTCTTCTTGTCTTGCAATCTCAGAATCTGCTATCTGATTTATTAAAGCTTCTCTTTGCAACATTAACTCAGCACGTCTAGTTGCTACGTCTTCCTGCTTTAATTGTAAATCAATATTTTTTAGCTGGGCTTCCATTTCTTTTTTGCGAATCTCTGTGCCGTACTTCATGTTAGCAACTTCAAGATTGCCTTGCTGTTTCATCTGCTCAATGGTAACTCTATTTTGCAGCTTTCCTTGTTCAGACTGTATGTATGCCTGCATTTCTTCAAGCTGAGCCGTAAGTTCTGCAACCTGCGGATTCTGCTCCATCATAACAAAACGTTCACCGTCTTTATATCCAAGAGCTCCAAACACTTCTTTTACAATCTCCTGAACATTTAAGCTCTCTGCAAAACCTGGAAGACCTCCAAGCATCTGTATTCCAGATATAAGGTTTTGAACTTTTCGCAATGGATCTGTAGCGCTAATCCCAACGTTAACCTTTAACAGAACTTCGTACTTTAACAGATCGTTTATAACACCTTGGTATTGCTGATTAACTTGTGCAGCAGCATCGCTAGCTAACTCAAGAATAATCTCATCTGTTTCATAGTACTGTTCAAGACGCATAAGCTGTTTAAGTACACGCTCTACCCAAGTTTCAGAAAATGTTCTAAGAACATACTCCGTAACTGTGCCACTGTTGCTTGCCATAAGTGACATACCGCCAACAGTTTCATTTAAAGATCTAGCTCCTTGTACTGTGGAAGTTGAGAAGTTGCCCTGCAACTCGTCAAAGTCCATATTGATTCTATCCTGTTCTGCATAAGCTGAACCTGTAACATCTCTAGTATCAATAACACGTACATCGTTATCTGGATCATCCATCTCTACTGCGCCACCAGGGACAGATCTAAACAAAGCATCTAGGTCAATGTTTCTATCTCTGCGAATATGGTAACGTTTGTTCATTGCTAAACGAACATTGTCAAACCTTTGGTTCCATATGTCGTTAGCAGCGGCCTGCAATTCTTGTGTTAGCTCTACTGTTCCAGCTGGATAAAGCCTGTGAGATTCAACATTGGTGTATCCCATTACATAAGGACGCTCACCATTTCTTAACCAAGGATATTCCTCAAGAAGAGGTTTTGGATCTGTAAGCATTGCGTCAGTGCCAACTGTATAGTAGCACCAATCCATTCCTTCCCTGCGAACAATGTTTTTATGTATCCAAACAACTCTGTAAGAATCAATATCACCATAACCAGCATCGTTATCTAAGCGATCTTCTCTTGGCTCGTCCCTAATCATTCGAGTAGTATCATCATCTTCATTCGTATCAGAAGCTAAAAGCTCACCAATAGGAATATCTAACCACTCTCCGTCTATCATTTTTTGCCTAACATCCTGAATGTACATAGGCATAAGATGAATAATGTAAGGGCTACTTTCCATAGGATCATGCCAATCAGCGGCAGGATCAATTCTAATATTTTCTGGAGAAATAAGATCTATAATAGGTTTATCTTTTATAGATGTTTTTTGTTTAGTAACAACTGGGTTACCATCTGCATCCATTACAGGTCTGTTCTGGCTATCTACATTTAAGTAAGCTTCTTCTTTCTCTTCATATTCCCAATACTGATGGCTTACGCATATACCCTGTACTGCTGCGTCTTGCAAAGCTGCAGACATTGTCTGGAACCAAGGAAGAGTGTTTGTAAGTCTATACTGCATAATAGATTGAGATACAGCTGCAGCTGCAACTTGATCTGGATCGTTAGGATTTCTAGGCTGAACACTTACAACATCTTCGTTTGTAAAGAAAGCAACAGCCATAGCAGACTGAAGATTTCTTACAGCAGTTCTAGTCTTTGGTCTAAAAAACCTAGATCTTTTGTCATACGCTCCTGTATTATACTTAGAACCAGGAGGATGTTTGCTGTTAAATAAAGATATGCTTTTTTCCCACTGATCTCTAAGATTAGAATCAACCCAATCGCTGGACTCTTCATAAGCTTCACGAGCAATACGCAGCCAAAAATCTTCTATATACGGAGTATCCTCCATCTGTTCAACAGATATATTTTCTGAACCCTCCGTAGGAGGCTGCGGTCTAATTCGGCTCATCTAGAGTAATCCCCATTAAGTTTGCCTTTGGAATCCATAGATAGATCATGGTAAAGTGTGTCATCAAACTGACCTCTTTTCTGCCTAAACCTTTCTAGTATTTCTCCGCCAGCCATAACAACCATTTTGTAATCGTTGTCTATTTTATCGGTATGAAGAACAAATCCCCAGTTGCCAGAAAGACGCATTGACTTTACAGAAACAACTCCGTCCATTACATGTACAGCCCATAACCATCCAGGATACTTTTCTTCTAATTTTTCTGCAATATTCCTAGCCAACATATTGTCATTTAAAGAATATATGTTTGACTTTGCAACATCTAAATCCATTACTTTTTTCCCTTCTTTTGTTTCTTTTTTACAGCAGTTTCTGTATAAAAAACTCTGTTTCCATTATCAAATATATATGTTGGTGTTGGATACTTAAGGGAAGGATCAGCTTTGTAGCACTCATCCATCCAGCTCCAAGTAGTTTCTTTTGTTTTTATATCACCCATATTGTAGGTTTCCATGTTGGATCTTTCCATACAGAGTTAGGAGATTTACCATTTATTGTAAGTATTCCACTAACAGGATCATAAGAATGAGTCTGCCCTACAATTGGCGCTCTACCATAAGCACTCCAAGTATTTGGATCTGTTGCCCAAGTGGTTGATATGGTGGACCACTTGATTAAATCCATTGACAATGAGCCAACGGGAACAGTCCTAAAAACTCCTTTAGCAAATACTGGTCCATGTCCAGTAAGAGATAAAGATCCTGTTCCTACACTTGGCGCAAAACTTATACCAAAATTAGGAGAAATACCATTAAGAGTTAGATTTACACTGTCTGGATAAACTATATGATTGTTAGGATTGTCTGGTGCATATCCAGTTAAGCTTGCGCTATATGTACTAGGAGCAAGATAGTAGTCTTCCCAATGATACGTAGCCGCATTCCAAGCATCTGAATTAGATGACCAAGAATCCCAAGGGTTAGACATTACGATTTAGGATATTTTATTTTAACAGCCTGTCGCAGCCCTTCTAATGCAGTGACAGATGCCATGCGTTCTTCGACAACTCCTTCCCATAAAGCAACGACCAGTTCGTCGATAGATGGATACTCCGCTTGTCGATCACGTTGGTATTGGGTTGCGTCTTGCTCTGCTTGCAGTCGTGCAACCTCTGTTTCGTAATCTGATTGAACAATCGGAACTTGGTTACCGTCTTTGTCCATTGCTCCCGCAGTGTCATCAACAGTAACAACATTAGGATATAGGTT